TGTAACCAGAACCTTTCTTATCGTAAAAACGAACACCTTTCTTTCTGGTATCAGTATAGAGTTTTTCCTTTGCTTTTTCTCCTTTCGCCATAACTTCTTTGTAACGCTTGCCGTATTTCATGCGAGCGTCACGTTCTTTATGTTCTTTTTCTTTCTTCAGGTGAGCGAGTTCTTCGTTCATGATCCTAAACCACGACCTTTTCTATAGTTGTCCTCACCACCATAGCGAGCCATGGTATCAGCATAAGATTGTCTGTCTTTGAAACCTGCTTTCTTTGCTTTAGCATCTGCTGCTTTTCTATTGTCTGACATCTTCTTATACTTTCCAGTACCAGCATCAGACTTAGCACCCTTCTCCTTTTTCTTTTGTCTACTACCACCGCTACCCATGATAGCACCTTTACCGTATTTCTTTTCGATAGATGCTCTCACAATATCCATGGCAGTTGGTTTGCCACCAGTAGGTTTCCTAGTGCCACCCTTGTCATAACCTTTCTCTTTCTTGAGGCGAGTTGCCTCATTAATCGACTCTTCATTATATTGATTGAAGGTCAAGAGTTTCGTCTCAGAATCGCTTTCTTTATTGCTTTCTTCTGTGACTTCTTCTTGACTGACATAGGCGGTTTCCTCCGTAGATACTGTTGTTTCATCACCGAGTTCTTCTTTACGGCGTTTCTTATCACACTTCATACAACCACAGTCTTCACCGTGATTCTTTTTCATGTCTTTGTCGCCGCAAGAACCCTCCATTACTTGATCCTTTTTAGGATTTATAATGACTTTGGTTTTCTTTTCTTGTAGTTCTTTAAATGATAACATAATCAACCGCCGTAGTTGGAACGAGCCTTGATGTCTGCCATCTTACTAAAACGCTCACGCTCCTTCTGAGAAGAGATTGCGCTTACGATCTTGCCAGACTTATCCTGTGCTTTGGAACCTGCCTTAGTAGACAGTCCTTTGCTAAGTGCATCGCGACTCAGGTTACCTGCTCTACGATACATTGCAGTTTCTTTTTTCTTGTCGATGGGTTTGTAACCTTCTTCGATGATAGATTCAATCTCTTGAATGGTGAACAATCCAGACTCGTGGAGATGTGCAATTCTATCATACTCTTCACCCATACGCTTGGCGAGTTTATCGCTGCCTTTGGATACTACACGAGAAGTCTTGCCGATTGCTTTCTTAAGACCACGCTTGATTGCGCCACCGATTCTCCTGAGAATACCTTTCTTCTTAGGAGCACTCCCGCCACCACCAGAGGAGGAATCGCTGCTGGAAGTGCCTCTGGTTTTTGCCAACAGTGAATCTAACTTACCACCTGTACCATCATCATCATCGCTAGAGGATGACTTAGGTGCTTCCTTCTTCTCAGGACGTGCCATTGCTTTTGCTTTCTGCTTTGCCTTAGCAGCAGAGAACTCACCAGCAACTTTACCAGCAGTTTG